TAAAACGAGCAGTGTTGCCTGCTGAATCAAGTACCGGTGCATTTTTATCGTATGCCCAGCTTACACTGTAAGAACCAGAACCGCCGGTCACCCCTAAATAATCACCAAGAGTTATTGCTGATTTTTCAGTCATGTTGTTAGCGGTAAACACCACTTCAAGAGGCGGCACATTGTTGTTTATTGTTATTGTGCTTGTCGCGGTTGCCACTTCGCCGGGCTCAGCCAAGTCAGTCACTGTGATTTGGTAATCAACTGTCTGAGGCTCGGTGCCGCCAATATAGTTACTTGTGTAAACTGACCCTACAAGATTGCCGTATCCCGGCGTTAGAATTTCATAAACCACGTCTAACGGTCCGTGCCCGCCCGAATATGATACAACTGTACTCAAGTCAACGCTCTGTGTCTCGTCAACTGAAATAGTACCCGCACTCGCAGTAACGGGCGGCGTTAAATCATACACGTTCACGGTGGCTGTATCGGTAACAGTTGTGCCGTCACCTGTATCGGTTACTTCGACAATAAGAGTAAACGCCTTGTCGCCTATGGCTTCTGTTACTTGGATTTGCGGTGCTTCTATATCACTAGCAGTTATGAACGAGTACAAGGAGTTATTGTCAGGGAATACGGACCACTCATAAGTGAAAGGACCTATACCGCCAGTAAGGTTCAGTTTGCCTGCCATGTCAAGCACCGTATTTTCATCCACATCGTACGAGTCTTGATTTAAACTCGCACTGAATGGCGCAGTTGTATCTTTAACAAGAACTACTCCGTAGCCCGTTACTTGTTCATTTAAGATGGTATCAGTAACAGTAAGGGTCATTTGAACTGCGCGATCACTGTTCACGTTGGATGCGGTGAGTTGCGCGTTAAGGCTGGCACTGTCGTCTATTGTCAGGAAACTAGCAGAGTATGACCAACTGTACGCATAAGAACCGGAGCCACCAGTTAAGGTAACAAGACTCCCCAAGTTGTAACTTGTACCTTCATCTATTGTCACATCGTCGACTGATAAATCCATTTCCGGCGTAGTATCAGTGACCGACAACGTAACAGTGAAATCGTAATTTTGGCGCGTTACTGTATCATAGACGTTGAGATTAAAATCAACATCGTATGCGAAATAATAACTACCGTTGTATGTCGGGGTAAACAAGGCGCGTAATTTGTCGGCGTCAGTTAACGTATAGCCTGCAGGAAGTACACTAGGCGGTGACGGAATTGACCAAATGAACTCAAAGTCGCCAGAGCCGCCTAGTACAGAAACTACCGTTGACATATCAACGTCAACATCATCCTCAGTTATTGATAGTACTTGCTGCGACACCTGCACCGGCTGATATACCACTGCGTCTACCGAATCTAGACCGGTAACAATAATAGACGAAGGTAGTAATGGTCTAAATTCATCATTAGCATACACCAAGTCAATATTCACGTACAACTCAGTACCAACCGGATTGCCCGAAATGTCTAAGTACCTCACACGGATGTATATATCCTTGTCAACTCTACGTAGTTGCACATTTACTGAGTTCCCGTCAGCGTCTTCCAAACGATATATTGTGCTGAACGTACTACTTAGCGAGTAAAACCCGATGTTATCGACAGGCTGTTCACTATTAGACAATGTTGTGTTATTAAAGTCAACTACTATTTCAGGGAAGTCAGGCAATAATGATTCCCAGGCCGCGTTGCTTGTTGGGTTACCTGTACTACCGGGCGCAAAGTCTGCGTTAATCTTTATCTTGCCACCAGTGTTAAAGAAGTAACGCATATCCTTATAACTATTGAACACTAATCGTGACTCATGTTGGACTGCACTTTCCCAGAGCTCTGTTCTCGAAGATGCGCCGTATACGCCTCCAGAGCTGCTAGAAACTCTATTAACGGCAACGTTAAACCTATTGTCGCTAATTTGATCTAGAGCATCTGTGATCTTCTTCGGGTCACTTACGAATGCACTAATAATGTCGTTTACTGCCGGATTATTGTCATCAGTTAACACATCATCAACTGAAATATCATCTTCCAACACTGTGCCTTGATGTGCCGCAATACGATTAATATTGTTAATTAATTCAACCCATTCACTAGCGGTTATGAGTTGCTCATCAAACTTAGTCGCAAAAGTCTCGACTTTACCGTAACCGAAACCCGCAACGTTTACCCCACTTGCTGTTCTGCTAGCGACATCACTTATTAGCTTCTCCACAGTTTCCTGAAAGCCATTAAAGTGTTCGTTTTCAATTAAATTGTTTATATTATAACTCATATTCTACCTTTAAGGTGGCGTAATAACGTCAGGTTCTGCTTCATCCAAAGCAGTCATAAGGTTTACTGTAGGGGACGGTGATGGTGCGTTAGTGTCAACGCTTGTCGTATGATCGACATACACAGTAAGCAAACCGTCTGAATACGTTTCGCCAGGCTCACTGATAAACTCAACCTTAAATTGAATCGTATACGCTGATGCAGGTATAGTGTTTAGTCGCGCATATACACGAACAACATCCTGACCATTATCATAATCGCCTACCACCCTGTATATTTCCCGCCAAGCTGTCACACCGCCTGACATTATTCCGTAGAAACCGGATCCTAGTGTTATTGTACCGAAACTGTCGCCTAGTTCACGGTATACTCGGTCTGCGCTTATTACAATACGCCCGATATCTTCCAAGCGTTCTTGCCATATAGCATTGTACTCATGGGTGTAAAAATAGTTTTGTTCGTACGGAGTGTCGTAATATACAGTACCGTCCGGAGTGCCGCCAGACTTTTCGAACTCAAGCAGTATTTTACTACCTGTGTTAAAGTAGTGACGCATTTCGTCAAAGTTGTTGAATGCGAACTCAAATTCCAGATTTATTTGATCAGTCCAAGGCCGGGTTCTAGACTCAGTAAGCATAGTTCCGCCAACTGTGGTTAAAGACTTCGCAGGTGAAAGCTCAAAACGATTAGCCCTTACATATTCCATCACAGCAATCATACCTTGCTGGGCATCATCATACGAGATGACATAATCACCTACGTTTACTATGTCGGGCATCTCACTCACGGTGCCTTGGTGTTGTACAACTCTATCAATGGCAACTAATAATGAAGTCCACTCAGCTGCACGAATAATTTCGTCGGTTTGCTTAATGGGAATAGTCACAGGAGATCCGTAGCCGAACCCGCCTTCTAGTACGCTAGAATTGCCTTGGTTACTGTCGCCTATAACTTCGTTGATCTCAGACGCCAATAAGTTGAAGTCTTCTGCGCGAATGACCCCTTCTGGGTGATACGTCGTATCATAAGCAAAATTTTGATTAGGCGGTACATTTCTTTCGTCGCCTGGCACGTAAGGTGTGCGCAATGAATCATCGGCCATATAGTCACTAAACCCTTTAATCTTTTCGTGTATTTAGTGACTACCGGACCGATATTATTTACATGAAGGTTTCTTCACAGGGAATAGAGCAGGGCAATAAGCAACATCATATCCAGTTGTCACAGTGCCTTGGACGGTCTTGTTGTTTAGAATCTCAATATCAGTGTAGACAAATACATTGTCCCATTCGACCCTAGCATCAATTTTGATACGCACGTATTTGCCATCATAACGATAGACGGTTGTGCGCTTGCTGCCGATATCCATTATACCGATATTATGTCCTGTACCTGCATACGATGTGGCAGCGTCGCCGAATCGTAAACGAACAGTGCCTACTTCCCTGTCAAACTTAGCTAGTTCAGTAGAGTAGAGCGACGAGGCTAGACGACTACCATCGATAGTCACAGCAAGGAATCCGCCCAATTTAAAAAAGTTCTTCATATGTTTGAAATCATCAAACACATAAGTCGCATGTGATCCAAATGTAGACTTGGGATTCTTGTGCTTCATAATCTTTAGCTCACCTGGACCGGTAGCTGCGATGTATGACGCGCTGACTTTTAAGCCCTTGCCAGCTTCTTGTTGCTGCTCAAAGTGTTGCGAGATTGTTTCTATGTTTCCGAGCATGGTGCTTTTTTCAGGCAAGCCAAGTAGAGTCAATAGCTTTGCGACTTCTCGCTCGAAATGAGCGCATGCATCCGCGTCAGCCTCTTTTAAAGGCGACACTAGAGGTATCGGCTGTGCGCCGATACCTCTAAACTTGTCTGCTTTAGTGATTGGCTTTTCAGAATCAACCACTAATTTGTTGAACAAGATGGCACATGTATTATATTCAGTACCATGCACGTTGTACATTATAGCACGAACCTCGTAACAGCTTCAACAAGTTTTTCACCCTGATCACTTGATCGACCAAGTGCGCGGCCGATTACTTCAGGAGAACTGCGATGGCCAACTTCTGCACAACCTGGGTATTTGCGCGAAGCAACCAAGTAATCACCTACAAGAACTTCACCGACCACACGAACAGGAACTCGTCCCGCAAGAGCAACAGGTAGCCATTCATCTGCGCCAGTCTCTTCAGTTGCATTCATTAAGAAAGCAGGTGCCGTTGACACTACGCCGAACGGAACGTCGCTACTTTGGCCGAACTCGGTGATTTCTTTTTCGCCACCAAGCATAACGATGGTGCCAGGTTCATACACTTTGTCCGCATGATATTTTTCTGCAATATCCGCGTAACGTGCGCGGGCTGCCGTACCGGAGAACTCTTGGGCGTATACAGTACAGAATTCTAATGTACTTGACCCGATATTGTGTTCGCCGCCTGAACAGTTTTGTGAAGGTAAAATGTTACCGTCAAAAATATAGTTCTGACCTTCTTTAAACGGGAAACTGATCCAGTCACTACCTTTACGTAGCTTAAATTCAGACTCAGCAATATCCCACCATGTTTGCCCTTCTGTCGGGTTAAGAGGTTCGGATCCGCTAGCTGAGTTTTCAAGAAGTTGTAGCATGGCTTTCATAACATGCTCGCCGTACCCGGTTGTGTTACGGCCCACTAACGGGATTGAAAATTGTTCTGTATCAACTGTGCTGTCGTTGATAGTGACAGCGCGTCCATCACTTAAATTAATTAGATATGCCATGATTATCCTTAGCTCATTTGCACTCGTATAGTGTATTCAATTTCTAGTATTCTATTAGCTGATTTCAACACTGGGTGAAACCTAACGTGACTTAGCATTATGCCGCTTGAGTCTTTGAGTGCTAGTTCATTGAAAACGTATTCGTTATTAAAATCTGTTAAGTCGTCCAAATCCAATTGGTTTCCGTATGCGTTGCCGTCTTCGTCTACTTGTTCAGAATTAGGTTCACCAGATGCCAAGGTTACCACTACCCGTAAGTCGGCATTAGCGCCGTTTACTGTTTCGACGTAGCTGTCCGGACCACTGTTCTGCACGTCTTTTTGGTATGTTTCGTTATAAAGCGCGGCTTGCTCGTCATACACTTCACTGACATTGGGCTCCGCGTATAAAACGGTTCCGTCAGTCTGTATGCTTGCGCCGCCGTTACCGAAAGCCATATACCTAATATGACCACTGTCATCACCGGATAAGGCACGAACGATAGCTGCGCTCATATTACCGTAGTGAATAGCGTTTGATTTACTAACTAATACTTCGCCAGTAATTTTATCACGCACTGTCAAATGCCCGTTCATTGGCAGTTCAGCTATATTAAACATTGTTATCCTCTACTTTTAACGATTGCGGTTCCGGACTCTTTGTCTCTAATTAAAATAAAATCTTTGACGTCGCCCTGGAATTTATCGTTCGGCTTTGTTTCTTTATTGCTATTTAGCCCGGAAAAACCCGGGCTATTGTTGTCTTTATGCACTATAAATCCCTTTTAAAGATATTTATAAGTGATAGGATTAGCTGCGCCTGAACTCTTAACGAACGATTCCACACCGCTGTCAAATTCAAAGCTATCGCCTGTATAAAACACGTCAGGGTCAACAAATTGTGTATCAGACACAAACTGTATTCTGGAACCAGGTGCATGGTTTGCTATACTTGTGCTTAACTGGCCTCGCTTCAATCCGTAGAAAGTAGTATGCGCGCCATCGTAAGCAATATTCGAGTAACTAACCATCTCACCGTTTATCCAAAAACGTCCTGTATTACCTTGACTTGTGTAATCTCCTTCAACTTTTACGCTGTATTTATTACTCGGCAATTCGCTGGAAGACACAGTCGCAGACGCGTTGCCCATTACAAATACCTGGTGATCACTTGTCTCATCAAGCAAATACCGATACGCGTAGTTTGCGTCACTAAACGACGATTCACTCACAATTACCAACCAGCTATTGACAGGAATAGTAGTGTTATCAAACGTTATGCTCGCGTCAGTGTCCCATGGGGTACTATCCCACCTATGCACATACTCGCCGTCAACATACTCATCCCAAGGCTCCGAGCGCACGTTGTCGAAGAAGTCGGATAATTCTTCTACTATCCACTCGGTTGTAACATTAGGCGACACGTTGTAACGAGGTACTTTCCTAGCAACATAAACCCGTGATGTAGAGCTATCAACGTCAGCAAGAGTTAGGTTGTCACTTGTCACTTTTACATACTCAATTATATGAGAAGGGTTAGTTTCAACCGTAACAACAAGCGCGTCATGTACTTCAATTGGCGCTATGCCAGACATAAGGTCTTCACGTGTCATAGGGTTAGCAAATGAACGCGACTCGCTTGGACGAACATCATAAATTTCAACGATATCGCCTTCATGTAAAGGCACAATTACGCGCAGAACTTTTTCAGTCGCATCATAATTGAACATATTAATTTCACGTCCATTAACGAACACAAACGGCCCCATTACGTCTACAACTTGGGTCGTAACGTCAAATTCAACCACAAACGTTTGGTTCATTTCCGGCTTATACTCAATGTGCATATACCCGGCATCGCTTGCGCTCATCAAGCCCGGATCGTTCTCATCAAATGTACCAAACTCGCCAGAGTCAATAGCGTAGACACGACCTGCGTTAATGTCATTAACACGATCAAACGAAGCCTCGTCATAGGTCAAGCTAGTCACGCTTCCGTCGTTAGGCGGAATATCACTTACACTTTCTGACCAAACTCGGTTAATGTTTATCGTAGTCGTAGTAACAATGTCTTCAAGCCCAGCTATTTCAACCAAGCTATCATCATCACGGTTAACCGTATAAGCAGACGAGAAGTTTCTTATCTTAGTTCTATACGGTTTCACATCTTCAATATACGAGCCCAGTAACTCAATGTTATTTGGTGTTGTAATAGCCGGTGTGTCGAACGTATTGCCGGTTTGGCGCACGCTTACATACGAAGTCTTAAACAACCAATCAACGTGATCCTGTTCGCTCATTACATAAACAAATGCAGTGAATACAGCACTGTTCATATATTTTTCAGTGTCGCCAACAAATATGTACTCGCGCAATAGATCCATAAGGAGTCTAAGTTCAAGTCGTAGTTGGTGGCTATATTTACCAGTCCATGCTCTTGGTAAAATTTCCACTGTTTCGTTTTGTACAGCAACAATCTCAAAACTACCAGTTGAGTTAACTTCGTAGACAGTGTAATTTGCATTGACTACTGGTTGAACTCTTACCTGGTCCCCAGTTACGAGCCTAGATTTCAGGGCACTTAGTTCACTCGGCGACTTTACTAAACGAGTAGGATTAACATTCTCAGCGCTATACCCGTCAGCATACCATACACCCCATTGCCATAAAGTACCCTCTTGCTCTGCTAAGAATAAGTTCCATTCAGGATAATCAGACCTAATACGTAGGTTCTTAATGTTTTCATTAATATCCTGGAATATAACCTTACGGGCAGCAAATACGTCTTTAAACCAGCTTTGGCGAGGCGTATTAGAGTTACCGTATTTTTCGTAATCACCAAGGGAAGGATCAGGAACCATCAAGTATGAATCCGTGCTCTTGGCGCCTGTTACTGCTTCTATTTGGGTTGGTAAATCAGGCAGTGCACTAGACGCATACGATCCCACAAACTGTGCAGGCACATCCGGACTTGTTTCATAAACAAGACGCACATACGAGTCAACCGGATGCTCTACCACGTCAGTGTCTTGATATCCCCTGTCCAGCCCAATCAGCTTTATTTTCCCGTATTTAGACTCGTTGCCATCGGCGTCGACAATCACCCGAGTATTGTAATAAATGCGTTCGCCGTTTAGTTCAATAACGCCACGAGACTCAGGGAATCGTGTGTCGTACCTATCAAGTAAAAGACTAGTAACGTTTCCGGTTGTTAGCTTGGATTCAGTGTAAGCGAAACCGTCTTCACGTAAATTATAAAGACCTTGTTTAACTTCGTCCCAACCAGTCGGCTTAGTTATACCGGTAAACGAGTCAATGAACTTCTCCCAGTGCGCTTCTGGCAACTTAGTATCCGAACCATCTTCGTTTATAATCACCCATTCAGTGTGATTTTGGTTATGTGTTTCTTTATACTTGTAGTTTATTTGGAACGCGGTGTTTCTATTGCGTGCTACGCTAGACACGTTAGCAAAAACAAAGCTATTCCCATCAACCGCGTAACTAGATGTCTGGTATGAAATCGCAAATGTTTCGTTTGGCTCAAGAACACTATCAAACTCAAGGCCGCCCTTAACCACACGCCAGTTATGGCCGTCACCGTAGAACTTGCCGTCGCGCAATCTAAACACGCGCACGTCACTGATCCAGTCTGCACCTAAATCAATAAAGTTACCAGTCTCATAATCAGTAGTAACCTCTACATAACGGTGGCGTCTATCAACGTCATTTTTATGGTCGTTAATAGGCGAGAACCAAATATAGTTCTGCTTCGTAGGCGTTAGTATCATACTCGCAACTTGGTACACACTCGCTGTTCTATTAGGCAATGAACCCGCAATCGTTGTTTTTCCCGACACCCAGAAGTAATACTTGATTACAGACGCTTTGGTTGCAGAGTTGTACACTTCACGTTGAGTGTATTCGTTTATGTTGCGTGGTGTTCCTGACCCACTGTACTGACTAGGCGGAACGTCACTTTCGATCCACTCGTAAACAGCCGCCTCAGAACCAGGGAATACCGCGCCCCAGTAATCACGGCGTTCATAGATACTGCCTTGCTCGTAATACAAATAAGCCATCTTAGACGTGTCCCACCAAACTTGACCAATATTGTCTTGATCAAATAAGTTATTGAAGTCAACATGCTCATATACATCCGAGTTGGTGTATTTGGCTGGGTCAGACGTCATGCGCCACGTTACATTCTGTTCGACTACTGTTGGTAGCAAACCTTTAAAAGGATCGTATACAGGTAACAAGAAGAGCGTTTCTGCGGTCTTTTCGTCATATAAAAACGCTTGGTCAAACAAATGCGTGTTGACTAACGTTTCTCGCTGTCTTATCGTGGTTTGTACCACATCGTTTACCACAGCTTGTATTTCGTACGGCACAAACACGTTGCCTCGGAACTGATAAACAGCCCAGTCGTTCTCGCCAGCTGCGTGATCCACCCATGCTAATTCACCCTCTAAGAAAGGACTGTTAGCTGAATACACTTCCATGTCATTTCGTGTGTCAAATCTGCAAGATTCAAAACATATAACCCGCATAGTAAGGACTGGCGCAAACTCGTCTAATTCATCAATATCAGCGTTTTCTAGTAACACGGTATCAGCAGCGGTTAAGTCAGTGCCCGCTAAGTCGCGATATAGTGCATATCTACGAGTATAGCTAGTCTCTTTCTCGCTCGTTTCATCTATCACCGGTTTGACAAGTACTTGTTTTCCTGCAATATTGCGACGTGGTGACTCCGTATCTAAGCTTGGGTCAATAGTCACTAAACGACTATAAAGCACGAATGCTTCGCTTGATACTTCACGCGCAAAAACGTCAAACAAGTCAACGTCAGTTTCAAGATACCAAGTACTACCGGACTTGAATACTGCTGAGTTTTGTTGAGTTAGTAACTCGGTGGCGCGCAGAACGTCCCAGTCGTCTTTTGCATTGCGTGCTAGCCATAGCGTGTCACGAGATTCAACACTCTCATTACCTTCGCTGTCGTAAGTGTAATTCACACTAGGAATAGCGGGTTCGCTATTATAATCAAAGACTTGTTCAACATTAAACGCGGTGTAGTCTACATCACGTATATGAACGTAACCCGCAGTTGGCATATCGTAATCAATTACGTCGGTTTTAGGGAACAAATCTATCGGGCTAGTGTTCACCGGACGGCGGTGCCAGCTATCAACACTATCTTGGTCAACTACAATAATATTATCCTTGTCGCTGTCATTATCAGACAACCCTTCAAGGGTAGCAACCATGTCATCTTCCCAGGCAATATCAGTATCATCCCAAGCATCGGTGCCAAACCCGCCGATGTCGAATGAATCTGAACGAGAAACAATAACAGTCGGTGTCTTGGTATAGCCTTCACCCGAGCTAACTAGAGTAACATCGCTTATTCTGCCATCTTCGCTTAGTTCGCACTTAGCAGTTGCCCACACTATATGCCCCGTATCATCAGGCGCAGGGATTATTCTAATATGCGGAGGTGTTGCGTAGAACTCTTCTAAGTCAACAATCTCAATAGAGTGCACCTTTTTATGATCAGTAACCGGTGTATCTATCAACACAGCTTGCGGGTCACTTACTACCTTTTCCGACGATAGTAAAATATCAAAGCGCTGGGTATTATTAGTTGCGCCGAAGTCGCCTACCTTAACAGCCCATTCTTCGTTTATGGTGATATTTTCTGACGCGTCTGTATCCAGGGCACGCAGGATCTTGTCACTACTAGTAACCGTTCCTTTTTCTTGGATCATGCCACGATAAAACTCGTACTGTGCGTTGTCTCCCAGGCCAAGCGCAGTCAAATAATCCTTACTATCGTAGCCTATCAGGTGTCGTGCTGCGTTAGTAATACCAGATCTGTCTAACACGCTTTCACTGTTATGGTAATCACGGATACTTGACGTGTTGTTTTCCAAGTTAGTGATAAGAGACCCAGACTCAGTTATAATATATCCGGGCGCTTCTTTCTTACCGCTCCAGCCAAATGATCTAAATCCGTCAAATATGATGCGCTTCTTTCTTTGCTGCAATAAGCCATCAAACATAACATCGTCAAATACGGTTTTGTTATCAAACACAACTACGTGTTCGGAATCCTTGACCCCAAACCGAGCAAAGAAAATACCCGCGTCCTCACTCGCAGTTTCAAGTGAAATATGCTTTTCGGTACGGCCGAACACTATTGCACTGCGACTAAGCGGCAGGCCAGCTTTGTTTAGCACAACAAACTCACTTGACTTGTCACTTACTACAGGTACCGGGTAACCTTGGTCAAATGTTACCGACACCTTTGAGCTTATCGGACTCAATGCCAATAGCGAGTTATTTTCCCAGTTAGACGCTATCCAGTTTAGTAACTGTTTAGAGCTCTGAACAAAGTCTCTACGTGCTGATGTTACTGGATCACGTTCTTCAAAGTCAAACCCAATGCCATTTAAGTAAGCACCGTAGCCTATCATGAAGTCTACCAAATCCTGTACAGATGTGAACTCGTGGCCATAGTTTATGCTCAGCTCGCTTGTTGAATCACGCTCTGGATATACTTGCGCAGACACTGCGTTGATTTTAGGTAGCTCACTTAATGCAGTCCATAAAGTAGGATCAAATACCTGACTATAGTGAGTGGATTTAGCACGGTAGTAAGTACCGTTCCTTTCTATAATTGAACCAATATTGTACTGCTTATCTTCAGTATAGGTACTAAAAGGTGCGTCTTCTCCACCGCCTTGTATTGTGTAAGACCTGGCGTCAGACAGCTTGCCGTAATATTTGAACCAAGGAGACTGAACGTCATAACCATAAACACGGAACGTGTTGGCTCTAACCTTACGAACAATAATACCAGAATATGCTTTGACGTCGTATACTTCACTGTCTAAAATCACAGTGTCAATGTTTTCCGACGGCACGTTCAAGTTTGCACCATCGCCTGATACGTTTATCGAGCTTGTCTTGTAAGTTGTGTTTTCAGGCACAGTAAACCCGCCCATTTTATGGACTAGTTGAACACGCGCATTGCGTACTTTCTGGCCTAGTAATTCTGACACATTCTTATTGTTGCGATCTAAGTAATCAGATAACCATTGCTGGTACCCGTAACGAGATACTACTTCGCCATCGCGTACTTCGCCATGCACTACTAAATCAGAACGCTGTACACGTTTGCCGGTTTCGTTAAACACGATTTGTTCAGGGCTACGGCTTGACGCAGTAATGTTCACAGTGTCCCACATCAAGTCGCTGAACTTAGCAGGCTTAGTCAACAACATAAGACGCATAACTTCAAACGGATATATAGAACTCATTCTCCAGCTTTCTTCAGCAGGAGATCCGTCTCCGAAATTCCAGTCACGGGTAAATGTTGATGCTTTTGCCAGGTCAGGGTCACTCACTAATCCCAACTCATACGGAGTTTTTAAGTTGCCGTCATCGTCAACTGGGATTTCAGTAAAGCCCATCTTCTTAGACTTAGGTAGTCTTACGTTCGTAACACCTGTGATTTCGTCCCACATTGCGGTGTTTCGTGCGCTATAATCAGTACCGTAAATTGAAGTCCAATCACCTGGTCTGTCGGAAAACCCTAAACATTCCCAAGGGGTAAGGTGCGGGGTAGTTGTGCCGTATCTGTAACGATACATACCGCGCCATGAATTGGGCATATTAGTTTTCACTTTAGCCGCATCGTAATTATACGTCCACTCATTACCTTCTTGGTACTGTGCATTCTCGCGCCACTGTATGCCGTTATCAGTAGTCCATGTGTTAAAAGGTCTAACTAATATTTCATTAATCTCTTTGCGGGAAAACTCAGTTTTTCTTAACTGGTTTGGCACAATGTCGTTAACCAGTAGCGGCGGTGTATAACTACCATCAACTAGAGAGTTTTTCTTGTATTCATCTCTGATATTGTTGTAAATTCGCTTCTCTAACTCCAACAATAACTGGTCACGCACATCGCCATAAACAGGCGTCTTACTGCCGTCATGGCCTAAAATGTAGCCGTTTTCCGGCTTGTTAAACTCGCTAGGCGGTGTAACCGGTGCTTGGCCAGGGAAAGGAATACTTTCGTCATATACATAGCGTGGTTTGAATACAGGATAAAGACCTAATGTACTCGGCGTTGCAGGTATACGAGATGACTCCAGGTTACGATAAACACGGATTGTCAATTCACGATAAAGTGTACTCACGTCACGGTAGTACGGATCAGACGGATACGTATCTGGGTCATAGCGCTCGCGCATGTAAACGTCGGTACCAAACAACACATAGTCATCACCCTCAGTCAACACACGCTCGGCGAATCCATAATCGCGCTGAGCGTTTGAATCCAACAACTTCTCGATAATTATAAGAGTAGAGCGCGTATCATCGTAACCAGATATGTCAGTTAGCGTCGGATTAATTGCGTCATATTTAACGAAGCCTTCACTCATCTGCGCCGAGCGCCTAAACACTGACGGATCACTTAGCTTGAACTCTTCATACACTGACCCGAACGGAAACATATACGTATTATTATAGGTGTTGTATGACACTGATCCGTCAAGAACAGTAGTAACCGCCTCGTTAAATACGCGGTCAATCACGCTAGTATTTTCTAGATCCAAGCTTTGTGATATTCTAGTTAAATCACCAGAGTCGCTTAAATCCTTAACAGCTTTTGTGAACTTATTTTTAAACCTAACGTAGTCGCCGCCTGCTTGTTTCATAGCAGGAATGATCGGCATGTCTTTGCTGTTGGCAGTAAGCATAACAGACAGTAGGTTACTTGAACTCTGTCTAATATATTTGCCGCCCGATACGTCTTTTGAAGAGTTAAAGTACTGGTTCTTCTGCCCGTAGCGGATCGCCCCAGTTTCAGTATGGGTGGCTAGAATGCTTAAGAAGTGCGGCATCAAGTCATTAACAGATGCTTCGACTACATCTTCATTGTTGTAGTTGGTCTCTAATGATGACGGCACTTCATAAAAAGCACTTGTGTTGTCTTTTAATACTTCATCACTTTCGTACTGGACAAAAATAGTATCGTTATCTTGCGCGGTGTCAGGGAAGTTACTGAAACGCAAGGTGCGCTTGTTCACGATACGATAGCGATTAGAATTAAGCTTAGTGCCGTTATGGAATACACTAACCTCATCACTGTAATTTACAGGATGAATAAGCTGGTAATCTGTCTGCGACAAAAGGATTTTCTTAAGTTCAAGTTTCGTTTTAACCGATCTTGATTTAATAGTTATATTATCGTTTGCAGATGTAGGCGCGTCAATAAACACTTGGTCATTTACAACCGAGTAAACATCCGGAGAAAGCCTCTCGCCGTTTATTTCTATATCGACAGTAGTTGGTTCAGGCACCAAAGATAAAGTTAATACACGAGTGTCTAGGTCGTCAGTCGCTACAAATTGATCTACAATTGGTTGTTTTTGTTTATCACCAAGTGACCAGAAGTTTTCATACGTACCTGCTGCGGCAAATCCGTTACGAGCAGTCGGGTATCGTTTGAAATAATAGTAGCCAGGAATCTCTACACTCTCTGTATCGGATTGAACGTAAATTCTATCCTTATCCAAATTAGCAGTGAATACAATGTCAGTAATCTGACCAATACCTGTATAAGTAAGGTACTTGCCTACTTCGGTATTAAGCACTGAACTGAATTCATTTACTTTGTAGCTGAATAACTTACTGCCCGAGAATATCACATTCGGAATATCTTCTATACGACGGTTTTCCAAGCTATCCGAATTATAAAGACTGAAAAGCGGATCTTGGTTAACGTCGTATTTTTGTTGACCAGAGTGGAGCAAGCCAGCGCGAAGCTCGCTTTCGGTATCAAACAAACTGATGCGGTCTTCAGTCGCCTCGTATACATACCAAAATAAATCTTTGCCACGGTCAGCCACAAGCTCACCGTCACGTACGGTGACTATGTCGTTGTTAAGGAATCTATAACGGCTATTACCTGACAATTCCGGGTGTATGACAACAGGCTCGAAGTCAAGTTGCACCATGCCTTGGCTGTCAACTGTACGGCTAATAACACGAAACACGTTGTCGCGTCCGCGATATCTACTGTTGGCTGCGGCCTTTAGTCTATCAAGGTTGTCGTCATGCCAGATACGTGATCCTTCGTTTGACTCAGACAGGGTAACGTAATCAGTACCAGATATAATATCAATCGGCGAACGCAATACGAACACGTTGTCTACTTTAGGGTTAAACGTGCCGATACTATCGACAGACAAAACGTTGTCGACATATCGTAACCAATTAGAACCGGTGTGATATAGTTCAATATCCTTGGTGAACTCTATAATAGGCATACTTGCGCGTTCTGCAAAAGTAAACAGCGATATATCAGTTGCTTCTTGTTCGTTTAGCGCTTTTTGCTGTGCTGTGATTGAATCAATATGCAACCAGCCATTAGTGCGAGACCACGGGTTTTTATCCTTGGCGCCGCGTTCAATAGTAATATAGTCTTTACCGATTACTGATTCTATAGCGTCCCATGCATTGGTGTCCCAGCCATCCGGACCATCATAGATGTTAATATCATACGTGTTCGGCGGAGTGCCTCGAGTTTCAACGCCGATTTTAGTAGCATTTTCATCCCAAGGCAGATACTCCCATGGATCAACCGGTAATACTTGTTTCTCTACTTCTATAAACTCAACATAGCTACCGATGCCTTCCACGATGAATTTTTTTCCAGCGTAATCACCAGCGGCAATGTTAGTAAACTCAACTACCATGCCGTTTAGCATGTCAAA